GAAGTATGGGCTATCAATGCCGTTGGTAGTGTTATCTATCACGACAGGGTTTTTATGATGGATCCAGCATCTAGATTCTTAGACTCTGATGATGCTGGTGGACAAACTTCTAGTATGGCCGATCTATTATTACACCACGAAGGTCCTATTTATACTTGTGAATTAGACGATAGATGTCCTGGGTTGGTTGATTATCCTGTGCATGAAGTTGTAAGAGACACCAACTGTCATTATCTAAATAATACCGTTGCTTACGCTATAGCATTTGCCTATTGGAACGAAGTAAAAAATATTAAAATGTTTGGTGTTGATTTTTCTTACAAGGGAAATTTGCATTTTGCAGAGGCAGGTAGAGGGTGTGTAGAGTTCTGGCTATCAAAATGTATTGATGCAGGTATGCAAATAGAAGTTGCAGCATCATCCACTTTATTAGATACCGACGTGCCAGCTCCACAAAAACTTTATGGTTACCACAGATTAGCTGATCCCCTAGTTGTTATTGAAGATGAATCTGGCCTAAATGTAAAAAATATAAGTGAAATAGAAATAACTAAAAAAGAACAAAAACCTGTTTTAGTTGATAGAAATGACTCACATCTTAAACCTCCGGAGCCAAACAAATGGTAAAAAAATATATTCATGTAAACCAACACAAAATTAGATCTAATTTAAAAAACGGTACTAATCAACCCGTAATTACTGTAAAAGAGGGGAGAACTAATACTTATTGCCACGAAGTAAAAATTACAGGCGAGGCTACGGTAAAGTATGGCGGTAATGACAAACCTTTATTGCCTTGTGGCGCAAGAGTGGTAATAGAAACTGAGGGTTTTGTAGAAATCGTAGAACCACAAAAATATATAAAAGCTTGTATAAATGAGTAAAATTACACCAGCTGGTATGCCTGAATTAGGTGTTATAGAGGCAAAGACAACAAGTTTTGGTGGTCATCCACCTGAATTTTGGGCAGCAAGATTAACAGAAAAAATAGTAAGTTACTCTGAAGACAAAGACCCACATATAAAAGAACAGGCTAGAGCTTACAGAGATGCTATATATCAGGTGTGTTTGATTTATATAAAAAATGCGTTAAAATCTTATAAAGCCTCTCTTATACAAGATTTGATAGGTGGTGGAGAGGAAGAATTAGCAAAAATTATTAGAGGAATTTGATATGGCTATAAGCTCTACATTAACCACAAGTTTCAAAAAAGAACTTCTTGAAGCTGTGCACAATTTTAAAAACTCTGGTGGTGATACCTTTAAATTAGCATTATATACAAGTTCAGCTACTTTAGGTGCTACAACTACAGCTTTTACCACTACAGGACAAGCAAGTGGCACAAACTACACTTCTGGCGGCAGTAATTTAACTAGAGTAGATCCTACATCTAGCGGTACTACTGGTTTTACTGATTTTGCAGATTTGACATTTGGAACTGCAACCATAACCGCTAGAGGTTGTATGATTTACAACTCATCTGACAGCAATAAATCTGTTGCTACAATAGATTTTGGTGGTGATAAAACATCTACAGCTGGTGACTTCACAATAGTATTTCCAGCAGCAGCAGCAAGTACAGCGATTATCAGAATAGCCTAGCCTTATGGCTAATATAACTGGTTGGGGTCGAGGCACCTGGGGAGAAGGGCCTTGGAGTGAGCCAATACCAGTTACCCTTACAGGCGTAGCAGCTACAAGTGCGCTTGGCACTGTTTCAGTTGTAGCAAAAGCAAATGTAATTCCCTCATCACAAGTAGGCACAGGATCTGTAGGAACACCTAGTATTGATGGCGAAGCTAATCTTACTCTTACAGGGCAATCAGCAACATCTGCTCTCGGCACGCTTTCAGTTGTAGCAAAAGCTAATGTATCACCAGCAACACAAGTTGCTACTGCTTCTGTTGGAACTTTAACAATAACGGGTGAAGCAAATATTACTCCTAGCTCGCAAGTAGCGACCTCAGCTATAGGGGGAGTTGGAGTAAACGGTGATGCCGTAGCAAATGCGCCTGGAGCAGTAGGATCTGTAGGCAGTGTTGGAGTTGATGTAGATGGCGAGGCAAATGTTGTAATATCTGGGTTAGGCGCAACATCTGCAGTTGGATCTTTAACAATCCATCACAACGCTAAATTTGATATTGATGGTGTAGGGAGTACATCTAACGTTGGTTCAGTTACTACAATTTCAAAGTCTACAGTTACATTATTAGGAGTTTCAGCGACAGGTTTTGTAACAGATGTGCTTGTATGGGGTTTAGTTGACGAAAATCAGACAAGGGACTTTTCTGATATTACGGACGATCAAGCATCTAGTTTTAGTGCAATAAATCAAACACAAACGCAAAATTATGCTAATATTGATGATGACCAAAGTTCATCCTTTGCTGAAATTAATGAAACACAAACTCCGGATTGGGAAGAGGTAGCATAAAATATGGCAACGTATGTAAATGATTTAAGATTAAAAGAAATAGCAACAGGTGATGAGTCAGGCACTTGGGGTGCTTCGACTAACACCAATCTAGAGCTTATTGCAGAAGCCTTCAGCTTTGGCACAGAGGCTATAACAACCAACGCAGATACCCACACTACTACTATTGCAGATGGCTCAACTGATCCTGGCAGATCTATTTATTTAAAATATACAGGCACACTCGATTCGGCTTGCACCATAACAATCGGCCCAAATACCGTATCTAAGCTTTGGTTTATAGAAAACGGCACATCTGGATCACAAAATATTATTATTTCGCAAGGCTCTGGCGCTAATGTAACTGTACCTCCAGGAGATACAAAAGCAATATATTCGGACGGTGCAGGCTCTGGTGCTGCTATGGTTGACGCTTTTGCAAGTTTAAACGTTGTAGATCTTAAAGTTGAAGATGATTTAACAGTAACAGACGATGCAACTATTGGGGGAACACTAGGAGTTACTGGTATAGTTACTCTTACTGATGATCTAATTATTGGAGACGGTAAAACTATAGGCTCTGCCTCAGATGTAGACGCTATGACTATTGCCTCTAACGGACAAGTTACTTTCACACAAACTTTAATTGGTACAGCACTAGATATATCTGGCGATATAGATGTAGACGGAACAACAAACTTAGACGTAGTAGATATAGATGGAGCTGTTGATATGGCTTCTACTTTAGCTGTAGGTGGTGTTGTAACTGCAAATGCAGGTGTAGTAGTTGATAACATTACTATAGATGGGACTGAAATAGATTTATCTAGCGGTTCTCTTACGATAGATGTTGCTTCTGAAACAATTATTGATTCTGGCTCTTCTGGGGTACTTAAGTTAAAACATTCAGGCACTGACTATGGTCAATTTTTCCACGATTCTAATAATATGTTCATTCAATCAAATATATCTGATGGCGATATTATTTTCAGAGGTAATGATGGTGGTTCTGCTGGAACTGTTGCCCTTACCCTTGATATGTCAGCAGCAGGTGCAGCTGCTTTTAATGCAGGTGCAACTTTTGGGAGTGCTATAACTGCAACTCAAAGTTCAGCAGCCACAGCAGCAACTTTTAAAGTTGGTGATAATTCAGCACAAGTTGCAAATGTAGTTGTATCAAATGATGCAGATACAGGATTAAATCTTGGAGTATTTGGTTCTTCAGCAGGAACAGCAGGGATGATTTCTGCAAGCGATGCTTTTATTACAACCTCTACAACTGAATTAAATGTAGGTGTAAATAATAGTTCAGGTGTTATTAAATTTGGTATTGGAAGTACAGCATCAGAAATAACACGTATAACTTCTGATGGACATGTCCTTATAGGAACTACAACTAATCAAGGTGTAGGTGGCATATCTTTTCAACATAATGCTTCAGCAGGTGTAAACATACAACAAAATATGGATGGCACATCTGGGGGTGCTGAATTATATGTATTTAGAAGAAACAGTACACAGATTGGCTCTATCAATCAAAGCTCAACTAATGCTGTAACTTATAACACATCATCAGATGCAAGATTAAAAGATGTTACAGGATCATCAAGAGGATTAGATGTTATAAATAATCTAAACCCTGTTGCTTATAATTGGAAAGCTGATAATCATGCAGATGAAGGATTGATAGCACAAGAGGTTGAAAAGTTAGTACCAAACGCAGTTAATCAAGATGGAGACGGTTATTACTCAATGGATTATAGTAAACTTGTTACGCATCTAGTAAAAGGCATGCAAGAGCAACAAGAACAAATAGAATCACTTAAAAGTGAAATTGAAAATTTGAAGGAAAAATAATATGGCAATATCTTATACTTGGGATGTAAGCACATGTGATGTGTATCCAGCAAAAAGCGGGAAATCTAATGTGGTACATAATGTTCACTGGAGACTAACGGGTTCAGATGATAGTAACAACGATGCAGAGGGTAATCCACAAGCTGCAACTGTCTATGGCTCACAATCTTTAGACACAAGTGACTTATCTAGTTTTATAAATTGGTCTAGTTTACAAGCAAGTGATGTGCAGGGCTGGGTAGAGGCAGCATTAGGCTCTGATGAGGTATCCACTATAAAAGCTGGTATAGATGCAAGTATTGCGAAAAAAATATCGCCAACGTCAGTAACAAAAATATTAACTTAGAATTAATTAGGGGAAAAAATGGTTGAAAAAAATAAAAAAGAAGACGGGCCTGTAGTTTCAGTAGAGGGCAAAGAGATTCCAGTACGAGATCTAGATGAACATCAAAGATATTTATATCATCAAATAGAAGATTTGAGTAGAAAACAATATGTTGCGCAAAGCGAATTGGATCAAATAAACGGTTCTTTGGTATATTTTAAGAACCTTTTTATAAACTCTACCAAAAAGGATGACAATCCGGTTGTTAAATCAAAAGTAAAAACTTTGGAAAACTAATGAGTATTTTAAAATTTATAATAATTTGTAATGCAATTGTTACTATATCTTCTTTAATAGCAGCATTAACACCCACTCCAAAAGATGATAATTTTTTTAAAAAAGTATATTCTATAATAGATTTGTTTGCTTTAAATATTGGCAGAGCCAAGGAGAAATAATATGAAATTTTTAAGCAATTTATGGGATAAAATTACTGGGACTGAAAGAGTCCAGGTAAGAGCAAGAAATAAAAAAGGCCGTTATGTTGCAGATGATGAATCTACTCCAGATATTAACGAGGCCTATACAACAAAAAGAGTTAAGAAAGTTAAATAATAATGGCAACAGTAAAAGATACTATGGCTAAACTAGAGGTGCACGAAAAAGAGTGTGCTATTAGGTATCAGAATATAGAACAAAGATTAGCAGATGGATCCAAAAGGTTTGACAAGCTTGAAACTATGTTATGGGCTGTATATCCTTTTATTGTTGGCGCAATAGTGGCAGCGAGTTTTGTATGAATATGAATCAAGGACAATTTAGTGGAGATATGGATCGTAATGAAGTAGAAATGGACTTAAACAAGTTTATGGATATGATGCGAGAAATATCAGATTTAAAAGATAAAATTAGAGAGTTAGAGGACGTGTCAAATGTAAATCCACATCAAAGGTGGATACATCTAGCACAAGCAGTTGATTCTTGGAGAATATTTCCACGAGTATTTTTAAGTGTTTACATATTCTTACTATATTATTCAACTATGTGGTTTATGGCCTTAGAAAACCCTTCATTAGAACAATCAGGACTTATATCAATAATTGTTGGTGCAGGTGCAGCTTGGTTTGGTCTATATGCTGGTACTTCTGGATCATCTAAAAGCTTCAAAGGAGAAGGTCAAAACTAATGAACCAAGCCGTTGGCTTGATCGCAGATTTAGGGTTACCGATAGCTAGTGGCTTAATTATGGGCTATTTTATTTTTTTAATAATAAAACAACTTATGAATAACCTTGTTGCAGATATACAATCAGTTCAAGGAATCACTAAAATGCTTATCACAAGAGCATCTATAATGAACAACGACATTATAAGAATAGATACCGTAGTCTCTAGCGCATTAAACATACCGCCAGACTTGGACAGAATAGCGAGAGCAGAGAATTTTGTAGAAGACGGCAAGATAGACGCAAGACGTGACTAATGGATATAGTAGATTTAGTCCAAAAATTTGGCTTTCCAACTGTAATGGTAATGGGATTAGGATACTTTGTATTTTTTGTTTGGCAAACCATAACTAAGACTATTGATCCATCTGTTAACGAAATGAAAAAAACTATTATTAGATTAACAGATCAACTTCGCCTATTAGATCAAGATATGATACGATTGAAAGAGAAAGTTGATACAGTAGTGAAACTTAAAGAACAAAATGATGCAAAAAGAAAAAAACAAAGCTAATTTGTACGCAGTCAGTATTTTATGCGGCATGATGCTTTTTACTTTTGGTATTATACAAAGTGCACAAGCAGATACTATTACTTTTAAATTCAAATCTCCATCTTTTAGTGGCGTGAACACAAGCTCGCATTACCTGACAATAGAAAATCAAGAGCACATGAGGAAGATGACTATTAAAGAGGAGATAAAAGCTTTACAAGAAGAGTTAGAAAGAGATGCTGAAAACACAACTCTAGCAAGATTCATTAGGAATTTAGAAAGTCGTATCTACGCACAAATATCCAGACAGATTGTTGAAAATATGTTTGGCGAAACACAATCTACTGAAGGCACGTTTGAACTTGAAGGCAATATAATATCCTACAAGATTGAAGACGGTATGATAATTCTTACTATTTTTAACTCAAATGACGGTTCTACCACGACTATTGAACTGCCTCTTGGTGATTTCTCTTTCTAGTTGTTCAATACTAGAAGTTGTAAAAGATACAAGACCAGATAGATACCAAAGCAAAGGATTACACGACTATAGTATATATTCGTTGCAGTCTGACGAATTAGCATATATACCAGCTCCTGCTGTCAAACCAGTAGTTGCAGTTTATCCTACTGCGTTTACAGATCAAACAGGACAAAGAAAAAGCAACAGTGAGTTTGCTTTATTCTCTTCTGCAATCACACAAGCACCACATACGCTTTTAATTAGGTCTTTAAAACATGCATCAAACGGTAATTTCTTTCGTGTTGTAGAGAGAGTTGGTCTTGATAACCTTACAAAAGAAAGACAGCTAATTAGATCTACAAGAGAACAACTTGGTGAAAGCCAGGCTCTAGGACCACTGCTTTTTGCTGGTGTCTTGCTAGAGGGTGCGGTTGTAAGTTATGATACTAATTTAGTTACTGGCGGATTGGGCGCAAGATACTTAGGCATAGGGTCTAGTCTGCAATACCGTGAAGATAGCGTCAGTGTTAGTCTGCGTATGGTATCAGTAGCTACAGGTGAAATTTTGATTGAGGTCATGTCACAAAAAACTATCTATAGTTATGGCCAATCTCAAGATGTGTTCAGATTTATAGAAATGGGCACAGAGTTGGTTGAAATAGAAACGGGTGCCACCCGCAACGAAAGCACAACCATAGCTTTAATGAAAGCTATCGAAGGTGCAGTCTTAGAAATAATAAACGTAGGAAATACAAGAGGGTATTGGAAATATGAAGAAGCTAATTAACATTTTTTTATTTATGTCTCTTTCTGTTGTTGCGGATAATGAAATTTATGTCAACCAAACTGGAAACTCTGCAACCATAGATTTAGAGCAACAAGGTGGATCTAACCTTATTGGTGGTACAAGTGCTACATCTGGCACTATGACCGCATTAGACCTTGATGGTGTGTCAATGATACTTGACATCAACCAAATTGGTGCAAGTAATAAATTTAGATCTGATGCTATTGATGGTGATAATTTTACAGGCTTTTTTGAATTTACAGGTGATAGTAATGTTTTTGACATACTTGTAGATAGCACAGGCCTTATTGACTCAGATTATATTAATATGAATATAAATGTCACTGGATCAAGTAACACCTTTGATTTAGCAGTAGCTGAGGATGATGATGCGTCTTATCTTGATCTAGATTGGATTGTTACTGGTGGCAGTAATGAGTTTGATTTTGATATAGATTATGCAAATGCAATCAACTATGTCGATGTAAATGGTAGCAGTAATACATTAAATTTTAGTGGTAGCGGGTACGGTGGCACTACATCTGCTGACAGTGGTTATTTTTATCTAGATTTAGATGGCAGTTCAAATACGATTGATGTTACACAGTCTTCTACTTTGGCAAGGGATTACCTTAAGATTATTAGCAACACTTCTAATAGCAATATTTGCGTTATCCAAAACGACCAAGGCACAAGCACAAGCTGTTAACATTGGTGACATCTCTGAACTTTCTGGTTCAGCTAGCGTTGTAAGAGATATACCTTATGACGCTAGTCTAGATTTTGTAATACAGAATAATGATGAGGCTATAACTAATAATGGCCGTATGGCTATTACTTTTCTTGATGACAGCCAAGTTAAACTAACAGAGCACTCACAACTTCTTATAAACGAATATGTTTACGACCCTGATCCATCTAAGTCAAAGATGGCGCTCACCTTTGCGCTAGGCACCACAAGATTTATAACAGGTAACTTAAATAGAATAGATAAACAAAACATCTCGTTAAAAACACCCACAGCGAACATAGCCATTCGTGGCACTGACTTTACAACCACAGTAAATGAGTTAGGAGCATCACTAATAATATTGCTACCAGATGCATATGGTATTTCCAGTGGAGAAATAGAAGTCACTACAGCAACAGGCAGCGTCATACTAAATCAACCTTTTCAGGCAACCACAGTCAGCGTATTTGAAAATGCACCTAGTAAGCCGGTAATTCTAGATCTAACTTTAGATATTATAGATAATATGCTTATTGTCAGCCCGCCTGATCCAGTAGAATTGCAAACCGAAGAAGTTATTACAAATGCAAATAATTTTTTAGATTTTAACGATTTAGATATAGATTATTTAGAAGAAGATTTTTTAGATAATGAAGCAGATCTAGAGTTTACAGAATTAGACATAAATTACCTTGATGTAAATTTTCTTGAAGATTTACTAGACGTTTTAGATGCTTTGGAAATTGCTGAAGAGGAAGATCAATTACAACAAGATGTTACATCAGTTGCTATAGCAGGCACTAATTTTGGTCAAGATACAGAAACGCAAATCATTTCTTTTATAGATGGCGATAGATTGACCTTAATAAGATCTGTAAATAACACTGCTAGACTAGATCTAGATGTCTCTGCAAGTTATACCGTAATCTTAATACAAGATGGTGTTTCTAGAACAATAAAAATAAATGGTGGCAGCAGTAGTGTTATTACAATAAAACAGAGCGGTTAATGAAAATATATTTTACCTTGTTTATACTGCCTTGCACTGTCTTTGCACAACTAGATTTAACTTTGCCAGAGTTATCACAAAAAGATGTAATTAACATACCTGAACGTAAATTTTTGCAATTCGTAGAAATTAAGGAACCACCATCAA